AACGTGATGACAGAGGACCAGTTTGACCGTGCGTTGATCGAAGATATTTTTGCTTTCGGTTCTAAGCAAAAAGTCATGTTCTGTGGTGCGAAAGTTGCTGGACACCTTCAAAAATTCGGTAAAGACCTCTGGTCGCCTACCGTGGTTGAGGGTAGCTATGGCGTTGGGATGACCCAATATTCCAGCTTCGCGGGCGATCTTATGGTTCACCTTCACCCACAATTCCGCATGGTCCCTGGAATGGACAATGCAGCGGTGATCTTGGACATGCCTTACGTCAAATATAGGTACATGGAAGGTCGGGATACTTCGCTCTTGCGTGATCGCCAGAACGCCTCGGATGACTCGGTACTCCACGAATACCTTACCGAGTGTGGCCTAGAATTGTTGCAAGACAAGGTTCACACCTACATCAAAAACTGGACCGCAGTAGCGTAAGTCTTTTGATGAAAAAATGAGAAGGGGGGCTTCGGCTCCCCTTTTTTATTGGGACGATCCCTCCGCATAAATGGGTATTATTGAGGGGCGACAATTTAACAGGAGATTTCTTACATGGCCCGCAACCGCGCCCGAACAACCGATGGTCACTTTATCGCAGACGATCCCACAACAGAAGCAAACGAGGCTTATGAAGAAGCGGTTAAGCCCGCACGAAAGGCCCGTCAAAACAACGCCCCAAAAAACGATATGAAGTCTGAGTATAGCTTTTTCGTTTCGGCTAATCCGGAAGCCAATGCTTTCGATATTAGAGTTGGTGACGATATTGTTGACGGGCGTTGGGACGTTGAACGGCAATACGTTCATTGGCGCGTACCCACCGCTTTAACCGAGGGCTTCAAAATGCACCATCACGTTTGGTCTGGACGTATCATAAGCTGCGAGGATGAATAATGGCTGAAGCCTCTGTTCAAAAACCATTTGCGGCGGGTCGGGAAAAGTTTTCTCCGCTTGAAGATTTGGTGCGCTCGGCACTAACCCGCGCGGGCAACTTTTCGCCATCAAGGATAGACGGCGAAGTTATGATGATGATGATTGAACTCGCCAATAGAGTTATTGAGGATTGCAGAAAAAATCCTTACTGGGGCGGCGGCGAAATTGATTACTACAATGACCCGACACAGTGGCGACCTATCCCTGACATGGTTATGATTGACGGGCTGACCGCTCATTATCTTATCCAGCAAGGATCGGAAAAGGCGATGGTGTTTCTAAAGATGTACCAAGCCAATTTGTCCGACACGTTGCATCACCGTGTTTACGGGAACAAATCATATGAGTTCACCATAACAGATGGTGGCAGTAATAAAAAATATAAGCCTAAGACCAAGGCTAAGACTACAACCACGACCTCAACAACGGACGGGGTAACAACCACGACTTCAACAACCACATCGAACTCTAGCACGGCCACATCGAACTCTAGCACGGCCACATCTACCGCTAGTTCTGGTGGTTACTGATGACCCGTCTTGCTTATTCTCCCATTTCAATAAAATCCTCTGCAAACACTTACTATGGGTTTCGCGGCATTGATCGCTCACGCGACATAACAGCGATGGAAATTGAGAAAGAGCAAAACTTTTGGATACTAGATAATTGCTTTGTTGATTATCGTGGGCAGCTTTTGCGAGATCCGAAATTCTTTCTGCATACTGGCTCAAACAGATTTCCGGTCAAAGCCCTGCGCTTTTACAATCGTGAGGGCGTGTGCTTCGCGGAGGAAGATGCGGCGAATACTCACCTAGCCTCGGATCGGGGTCACAGGGTTGAACAAGCGTACCAAAAAAACGCAATCGTGACGATGACAAACTTTAAGGGCAAGGTTCACATCTTTTCCGAAGATCAAAGAATGTATCGCTATGACGGCTTTCAATTCGACACGGCTACCACTGCGATCAAGCCCGCCTTTGGCGTCCCGATCCAGCGGCGATTAGCCGTGTCTGGTTTCAGTGACCGCCCCACGGTCATTGAGTTTTCTCGCGTTGACGATCCGGACATTTTTCTTGCAGAGGAAGCCCCAACTGAGGAAGTCACCCGCGCCAGCTTCATCGACATTTCAAATTTGATCGGCACGGCTGACAAGATTGTGGGCATGGGTACGTTTGAGGCTAACCGCCTCGCGGTGTTTACTCAGGATCAAACTTTGGTCTACATCATCGACCCCGACTTTGAGCAATGGCAGCTAGACAGCCGCGCTAATCTTCGGATCGGGTGCGTGTCGCACAACTCAATCGTTAATGCTGGCTCTGACCTTTTGTTCTGTTCTCGACGTGGCATCCACTCAATTATGCGGTCTGAGCAAAACGGCATAACGATTGCGGAAGCTTCATTGTCTGATGAAGTCGAGCCGCTGTATCAAGAGTTGGTCAAGACTACACCTGACCCGCGCATGATTTCTGCGATCTATGATCAGGACAACCAGACTTACCACGTTTTCTTTCCCCGCCGTGGCGGTACGCAGACCAAGCGGTTGTCGATGAATTTCCGGTCTGGTTATGAAATGGTAAACTTCCAGCTTGGCGACACATTGCTTCCGCGATGTGGTGCGTTTTTGGGTGGACGGCTGATGTTCGGAACCTCGGATGGGGTTTATGAAGCCTCAGATCGCGTGTTCCTACAGGACACAGGATTGTCAGACCTTCGCCGTTCTCCAATGCTGGCAGAAACACCCGTGCTTTGGCTGGGTGATTTCTTGAACAGCAAGCGCACACACTCGCTTGTCATCCAAGCAACGGGTGCGGGTCGTTTCTACATAGACGCGATGGATGATCTGGACCGCCCAATGGCTACGATGGAAGTCAACCTAGACCGGATTGAAGGCGACAAGCATTGGGGCGATGCCCCGTTGAAATCTGACTACAGCTTTCCCTTTAACCACATTTTTCGCGGGGTTCGATTGAGGTTCCGCACGGAAGATAAAGACGTTGATAGCGATGTGACGTTAATCTCTTTCGCGTTTCTAATGCACAAGGAAAAATAAAATGGCCCGCCTAAAAGTTCTATACCCTGGAAATCACACATCAAGCGGCAACATTGGGGCCGATATTGAGAACATTGTTCGTTATTTGAACAGTGCAGAAGCGGGTGATAATACGCTTGCTGAATTGGTTGCAAAACTCTTTGATATAAATGGTATTTTGGACGCTCCTGTTGAACTTCGTAACGACAGTATCAACGGTTTGCAGTATCGTGTCGGAACTTATACTGAGGGAGAGGCTGGCTGGAAGCCGCTTGCGACTATTGCTGAACTGAAAGGCACGGCTGGTTCAGACGTTGGAACGATTGGTTCACCGTTGTTTTCGGGCCGCGCTGACCATGTTGTAAACGCTACGATTGACTCCGCGATCCCTTATCCGACAGGCACAACCGTTTTCAGCTTTATCCATGAGGCGGCTGATGCGATTGTTCTTTATATCAACGGTGCGCTGCAAGCGACTACATCTTTCACCAGTAGCTCGACAGCAAACACGGTGACATTGAGTTCCGCAACGGCGGCTAATGACCTAATCACAATCTACAAAGTGCAATCATCTAACGACAGCGGTTATATCCGCGCAGATGTGATCGCGGCGGCGGCTCAAGCGGTGTTCCCGTTTACCCACACTGAAAGCCAATCTGTCCTAGTCTATCGCAACGGTGTGTTGCAAAGACAAGGCGGTACAAACGACTATACCCAACAGCCCACCAACTCGACTATTACATTTACGTCAGCTATGTCAGCGGGCGATATTGTAACATTTATCATCATTGAGGACACATCACAGGTTCGGGTGTCCGGTCTAATGACTGAGGATAAATTCACAAATACTGATGGGTTCATCCCCTTCAACAAACTCGCAATCACCAATGATGAAATTCCGCAAGCCAAAGTCGCGGGCATCACAACTTTGCTGGCAAACCGAGGGCGTGTTTATGTAAGTGCGTCTGAGCCAGTATCGGCTAACGCTGGTGACTTTTGGGTTGATACGGCATCCTCACCAAACGTCTTGAAATTCTACAACGGTACTGGCTGGCTCTTGACCTCACCAGATACAGGCATCCCCGCATTTACCACGACCAATGCGCTGCAATTCTTGCGGATTAACAGCACGGGCGGCGGCTTGGAATTTGCCGATGTGGATTTCACCGCTGTAATTCCAAAAACATACATCGGTAGCGCGGATGGTGTCGCGGGTCTGGACGCCACGGGCAAGCTACCCATCGCACAGCTTCCAGATACGTTTGCAACGCGATCCTATTTTTTCCAAGCGACAGGTTCTATCCCTAATGGCAACTATGTCATTACTAGAGCGTTCAAACAAAACGTCCGGATTGACGCAATCGCGGTGAAATCCACATCCGGTTCTGCCAACGTGCAGCTTCGGATTAACGGGATAAATGCGGGCGATGTAATCTCGGCATCCTCGACATTGACTGAGCAAAACTTGTCAGCCTCAATCGCAATAGATGCAGTGACTACATCAAAAGAAATTGCGTTCACTGTGACCAGCGCAAACAGCCTGACCAATATCGAAGTAACATTAGCGGCGGTAATCACAAATGTCTAACCAGCTATCCAAAGATCAGATGCAAAACATCGCTCAATCTTTATCGGACATGGGCCGATATGGAGACACGCAGCTTGTGCATGTGAACAAGGATGAAGTCGAATTGCTCAAACAAATTGGTTCTGGCACACGAAACCCACAGACAGGTTTGTTAGAGTTTTTCGGGGGTTACACCAGTATTGGTGATATGTTTGACGGTGGCGGTCCAGGGAACTCAGGGGATAGTTATTCATCCGTTGATAACTCAAGCCGCGACAGTGACGGTGATGGTCATATTTCCACTTCCGAAAGCGGAAGCGGTTTAAAAGGCGGCTGGGATGGTGACAACGATGACGGTATTTTCGGTGGATACACTGGCGTATCTGATATGTTTGACGGTGGTGGGATGGGCCGCACTGGTGATACCTATGGTCACGGTAACTTTGGTTCGGCTGATGCGAACAAAGACGGACACATATCTAGCGCAGAGGCCCAGAAAGTAGGCGGCTTGCGCGGCGGCATAGACGGAAACAAAGACAGCACATTTGGAATGGTCAGCAACGTGGTCGCGCTTGTTGCAAATCCGATGGCGTATGCGGCGAGTGTTGCACTAAAACGTGGTGCGCCAATGGTAAATAATTTTTTCGATACTGATAAAGACGGTTCAATGTTTACCAGTGGCGGCAAATCTTTTTGGGACAGCGAGTTTAAGGGGTCCGATCCTGTAGTTACTGAGGCCAGCGGCGGCGGCGGCGGTCAACCTAGTTCCAGTTCGGCGGTTTCACCTTCCACCAATCAGCCTGTCGCGGGGTCGCCAGTGGGTGAGGCTGATACTTACTCTGAGGTGCAAACCGCAGAATTATCTACACGGCCACCCTCTGAAAAATTTATGAAATATTCATATGTTGACGGTCAAGGCAAGCCGACCACTACTTACAACGGCGGGGCAACCCCCGCGCATTTGGCGGCGGCTGATGACTCTGCAAGCTTCGCTTTGGCTGAGACAGCCTCACTCGCCATTGAGCGTATGGTTTCTGAGGTTCCTGTCGAGGTTCAAGACAACCTACAGGGCGACATGAGCGTTGAAATGACAAGTGATAACCAGATTGCTTTAGTCGTGGGCGACGATGCAACAGGCTTTGTCGAAACCACTTATCAAAACAATGGTGACGGATACCAAGCCGTGATGAAAGACGTAGCCGAAATGATAACCTTTGCTTCGGTGAGCGGTGATACGAGCATGGATGCTGGTTTTTCTGGCAGAATGAGGTCGGCAAAGCGTTTCGACGGGTATAACGATACGCTGATCAACACTGAACTTGCACAGCTTCGGAACGAGGGGTCGTACTATGAGGCTGGTACGCCGCTGCATGCGGCATACGAAGAAAGGCTTAGTGAGTTGCTGGACGAAGTGGCCCGCCGTGAGGGGGATGCTGGCACTAAGACCCCCGAATATTCCACTAAGGGCATAACTCGGACAATCGCTAATAACGCGCGTGGCATGATGGTTTAAATGGGACGACTTACCAAAAGTAAAAAGGTTAAAGTCTCAACAACAGCGGAGTAATAGAATGGCATTTTCAACTACAATCTTGGGATCAAAGGACGCTTCGGATGTGTTTGGCGCAAATACAGGCACTAGCATCAAGGATCGCAAGGCGGCGGCGGCGGCGGGAGATAAAATCGCTGACGAAGGACGCAACGGCGACACGATGGTTATTCACGCCTCGCCGTTCACAATGAAACTCCTGCAAGACATTGGCGGGGCTGGTTCCTTCAATCCCAAAACGGGGATGCTGGAATTTTACAACGTCGATGACATGATCAAGAAAAACATGAGATACTAAATGTGTGAAAGATTGGAAATGATAGGAGAGGTAACAGAGTTGTTTGGGCGTGACGCCTATTACAGCAAGCTTCCGCTCTCCCTTCTAACCAATTCTGTATTGCCAGCGTTAGACCATGACAAATGGTTGGCGTGGTTCAAAAAGGACTACACCCTGATCGGTTTTTGTTCGTATGCGTTTCTTAAAAAGAAAGAAATCAAAGAGAACAAATTTGACGGCAAAGAAGTTTTTTCGCGGGACGATGGCGAGGCTTTGCATATTTGCCAATTTGTTTGTGACGGTGACAGGAAGGATGTTTTTTCCTTTGTTCGTCATATTCAGAAAACGCTTTCATCAAAGTACCCAGATCGCCCGTTTGCGTCTGCCACTAGGAAACTTAGCGGGTCACAGCGACCAGCAAAATATGTAAAAGGAACAGCGCAATGAGCCGCCTAAGTCTGATCAACCCGTTCTCCCCTCTGAATATTCACAATCGTATCTGCTACAATAACGATGGTGGTGGCGGCGACGATAACGGCGGCGTAAGCGATGATATGGAATTTGGCGAGGCATTTTCTACAGCCCGTAAAAATAAGGGTGCGGGCCAAACTTTTACTCATAACGGCAAGTCGTATTCTACGGCTGTCGCTGGTGAGGACCGCGCTCTTGATAACGCAATGGCCCCTGCACCCCCTGCCTCGAAACCGAAACTAGGTAAGAACGCGTCCCAGCCCGCCGCACCGACTTCCAATACTAGCGGCAGCACATATGATGAAGTGGGCGTGATAGCCCCGCCCAAAGAAACCGACTACTGGGAAAAGCTTATTGATGCGGGCGAAAGCGATGTTTCAGCCTTGGACGCGCTGGCAATGCCAGCGGTCAACAATGCCTATTATAATTTTGATGTTGGCATGGATAAGGACAAAGTTCAACAATACTTCACAACGGGTGCGGGTAGCATGGGCTACAGCAAGTTAGACCCGAACCAAGACATAACGGCTTCGGGAAGGGATTACCGCAAAGTAGCGCAAGCCGACTATGCTGACAGGACGGGCGGCACTGATTACTATGGAAGCCCCATTGACCTCCCTGACGGTAGGCCAGCGGGTTCGGTTGTGCGGTCTGGTCCCAATCAGCAAAGGCTTTACAACGCGACTTACAACGACAACGAAAGTATTGTGAATGAAGATGGGGTAAACACCGCTCAATACGGCACTCTTTATAGCAACAGTGTTCCGGATGCTGACGGTGTAGAGACTACGATAACCGAGCCAGTTTCGTTAGGTAATAATTACGGTAGGGCGATGGAAGCTTGGGAAGGCGAAATGCCAGAAGCACAAATACGTGGGATGACACAATCTAACCCTGTTGCGGGCTACTCTCCGTTGGTCAATGCCGAGCCACCAACGGCAAATCCCATAGATAGTTCGGCGTTTATGAACGCGATGAAAAAGGCCAACGCACAAACCCTTGGCGAAACTGAGGGTATGTTAAAGACAGGTTTCCAGACCGGAGCCGACAAAGAGTTGGTCGAAAATTACGGTTGGACACGAAACAAAGATGGCACAGCTTCACCCCCTGGATCATCACCAACTAGAGCCGCCCCCGAAGGGTCTGGTGGCCCAGCCGCACCCGCCAAGGAAATGTCTCTTGGCGAAAGAATTATGGCAACCCTTAGAAAAGGGTCTGACCCAATTCCACCCAGTGACGGCCCTAGTGATCGTGATGAACGGGAAGCGAAAGCCAAAAGAGAAGCCGCCCTTCCACAAGGTTACAATGTCGGGGCCGTTGGCCCTACTGCACCCGCTGCAACCAATGAACCTGTCGCAGATTTGGTATATGAGGAAGGTCAACCAGAAGGGTCAACTCCTGTTGACGAAACGGTAGCAGAAGATATTTTTGCTGATGCTGACCAAGACGGCTATGTAACTGAGTTAGAGGCCGATGTTGCCAATCTTCGCCAGCAACTCGCATTGCTGACAAATACTAGCACGGCAGACACGCAAGGCATGTCGCGTGACCAAGTATTAGCGATGATCCAAGAGGCGATGAATAACAATAACAGTTCGGGCTATAATTCTGATACCTTCCGCAACGCATTTGGGTTTGCGCCTCAAGCCAACTACTTTGGTCAAGTCGTGCCAAGCAATGTTTCAGAGGATGGCGTATATGAACGCCGCGCGGTGAAAGACAAAGACACTGGCGAGATCAGATACGTCAACGTCCCGATAGGTAACGCCAGCTTAACCGGAACATCCGGTTATCAAAAACGCCGCCGAGAAGGATTTGGTCGGACGATTGATATATTTTAATAGGGAGTACGCCTAATGAGTTGGTCCGAGTATGTGGACATTGGGATGGGTGTGCTTAACCTTGGGTCAACGATCCGGTCAAGCAACAAAGACGATGATCTAACAGGCGCAAGTGAAGGTCTGGTTAATCAGGAGATCGCTAGGAATAGTGAGTTAGCTGACCTGTATGCAGCGGGTGGCACTTCAATATCTGGTGCGATTGATGGAACCCTCGCCAACTATGGCGACTTTGGGCAAATCACCCCCGATATTGTTGACGGCTTTACAAACTTTACTGCTCTAAATCGAGCAAGCGAGGAAGCGGGAAACAAGGGTGAGGTTGATGACCTAACAGCTTACGACATTGCCCGACTAAACGGCATGGAAGATATGTTTCGTGAATACGCCGATGTGCGTTTAAACGAGGCCGACGATGAAGTATATTATCGTGACCGATTTGCCAGAATGACGGCCCCAAATACTACGGATTTCGTGAATATGCAGGGCGATCTCACTGGACGTTTCATGCAAATGCGGCAGGGCAATACGCAACGTGCGCTAGACAACCAGTATGCAAAAGCCCTTGCAAATATTCCGGAAGGTATGGAAAATTCTACCTTGCGGGTCCAAATGGAACGGGCGTCTGCCGACCTTTCCGCGCAACGGTACAATGAAGATATGCTTGCCTCTGTCACAGACGCCCAGAATTACATTGCTGGATTGCAAGGTGCGGCATCTAACCAGCAAAACATGACCAACGCTGAACGAAACATGGCGCGGTCCTTGACCACAGACAAACTAAACTATGGCACTACGACTTTAAGCAACACGCTTAAATCTGGTCAGTACGGTCAAGATTATTACACCAATGAGAACGCTATGACAGGCCGCAACATTTCCGAACTTTCTGCACAGCAAGGCATGCGTAATAACACGGCGATCATGGATTACACCAACGCGCTTAATCTGGCGGGTGCAGAAAACACGCTGGCAAATGATTACCTTAACCAGAAAGTGACACAGGCAAGTGCGCCTATTGCGTTCTCGGCGGGCGGTCAAGCGCAACTCAGCAACTCAAACAGTATCAGCACCCTCGCAACGATGGCGGCTAACCAACAGACCCTTGCCAACCAAGGCGCAACGGGGCTGGGGCAGTGGTGGAATGATGCGTCAAGCAAGTACCAATGGTAGGTGATAGATGGCTTTTAATTTTGGCGCATTTCAACAAGGCGTTTCCAACTCAAAGAAGGAAATAGCCGCCCAGCGCAAAGACAATGCTGCGCTTTATGGCGACTTCATTAAGAGTAACCCCTCGGCAAGCGCGGGGGATAGGGAAGCGTTTGCCAATAATCTAGCGGGCAATAACAAAGGTTATCGTGCAGCATTGCCGTCAAGGTCAATGATGGAAAGCAACGTGTCTGCATACAACCAAAAGCAAGCCGCTGCCACTGCCGCGAGGGATCGAAAAACAAAACTGCAAAACATTAAAATCGTAGGTGAGGCCAGCAATTATATGTCTGACCTTTTGCAAACGATGGATAGCGACAAAGCATTGTCGAATGTTGAGTTGGTTTTTGGTGATCTACTGGACAAAGAAATGTTACCAGCGGTTCAATCATCAGCGGATCGCATGGGCTGGCAGAAATACAGCAAAACCGCTGCGCCTTTGCTGCAATCGTTTTCAGCGAACCCCAACCAAGCATCTTTAGCCGCCCTCGCAATGGAAGGGTATAACCCCGCCTACGGCGACAGGTTAGTTAAGAGCCAACAGGGTACTCTTGACCGCGCAAAAACAGCGGCTATTGCAAGTGCAGAAGCCGCCCACATGCAAGCGGCAATGAGTACCGATGTTTTGTCTCCGGACGCAATGCGAGTTTTAGAAAATTCTCTTTTAGCTAAACATACTGGCTTGCTTTCGGAAGCCGATTTGCAGCCGTCTTTTGCAAACGGCAACAAAGAATTTGACAGGCGTTTGGGCCTCTATCAAACGGGTGAGACAAGTAAAGCCCAAGGGTTTGCCAACGAGATTGCTCAATCCATTGCATCATCGGACAGCATCCAATTTTCTACACAAGAGGAAGCATTAAAACAGTATGATGATCTGATAGCGGCAAGTGGTGTGTTGCCAGAATTTGTGAATGACACCGCTCGGCAATCGGTTGTAGATGCTTGGCGCGATAGAAATCAGACTGACCTTGATGCAATCAATCTGGCAGAGGATCAGAAGGCTCTTAAACAAACACAAGAACTCACACAGGACAGGCAAACAACCGAAGTCACGCCCGCTGACCTTCAAGGCGTTTTCCTCTCGGCTTTGGAAGATGCCACAGATAAGGGTGCGGTGACGGGCGCAAAATATGACGCCACTATCGAAGCTAATAAAGCGTTTGGCGTTCTGCGAAACACTGCGATTGATCTTAATATCGACATTAAGGACAGCGCGTTTGTCAACCAATGGGTTGCCGCCGCCAATAAGCTGCGCGAAAATCAAGGGGCATTTGAGGAAGTCGGGGTTGAATTAGATAGGTCACACTTCCTCGCGGCCCTTGATGAAATGTCGTATCTCGGCGCAACTGACGCCAACTCAATCGCAATGCGGCGGGCTTTGACCAATGTTGGATTGGCGAACTTTAGCGGCATGGATGAAGGAAAGTATGCTCAATTTTCTGCGGCGGTTAATGACGAACTCGGAAAAATTGTAAAGGCTAAGACTGACATATTTAGCCGACAAGATACAACGCTGGATAATCGGATCACTGGCGCGTCTGACACGTTGCAAGCATCAGTTTCTTCGTTTGTAGGTGATGATTTAGATAATATGACCGCCAAAGCCGCC